TAAATAGTCAATCAAATTAGACGCCGACGCCTTAGACATACGCCACTTGTTCGATAGTATATGTGCAGACAATTCGTGACTGTAGCACGCTATCGGTGGGCCATTAGGGTGTCGGATGATGCCCATGTATGCATCTTCCAACTCTTCTAGGAGAGCTATAACGTAGTGGCCTTTTCTGTCTTCTGGGCCGTCAAAGGCGATACTGAAACGATCACCCCATGTCATCGGCTTTAGTGTCCTCTACATCGATGATGGGTTTGTCGGAAACGCGCTTCTTTCCGTCTTCGTCTGTAGAGTTGTTAAGGATTGAAATATCTATCTGCATACGGCTTGCACCACCGCCGGTCTTAGCATTTAGCCCTAAGTTACGCCGGATGAGCTGATCTAGCTCCGACATTTCGCGTATAGTTCGCGGGCCGCGCACATGATTCATACTATCTCTCAGGAGTTTAATCCCTGAGGCGGCTACGTAGTGCTGGTACTTATCAGCAGGAGAGTTTTGAGATTCTGCAATTTCGGACAGGATTTTTTCCTCCGCTTCCGACTGAGCGAGCCTTGCTTCTGTCGCGGCCTGTTGGGTCATGTCAGAGAGCTTGACCTCTAGTTTTTCTTTTAGCTCGTCTCTGTCAGCAGGAGGTTTGGGGAGATTAAATCCTGCTTTCTTTGGAGGCAATCCTAGCTTACGAAACCAACGACGAACGGTGTTTTGGTGTACTCCAAGGTGTCTGCCAATAGCAGCGTTGGTCATGCCTTGCGCGTTCAGGTCTAAGGCTTTCTGTACAATTTCGGTGTTGCCTGCGTTCTTGTCTGCCATTTTACAACAAAATCCCGTATATCTAATTTAAGCATGCCTCCAGACCCCACAAAACGCAAGCGTGTTATAGAACCACGCATCGACCCCGATTCTAAGAAGATGGATGTAGGGGGTTTATTGATCCCGCCTACGAGTACTTTAACGGCGTTGCTGTATGGTTTTGCCCATCACCCTAGAGTAGTTGCGAGGGAGTATTACTTCTGGAGGATCTGTGACGAACTGTGGAATCACGACGATTTGCCAGAGCCCATGATGGTTCGGCATCCTTGGGCAGAGCAGATGATACGGGCTGCTCTAAAAAATAAATACCTGTCGGTCGGTGGGTCAGCCTCATCAGGTAAATCCCACACTATGGCTGCGTGGGGTATAATTAATTGGTTATCCCAGCCCAGAGATACCCTGATCCTGATGACCTCCACCACGTTACGTGAGGCACGAAAAAGGATTTGGGGTTCAGTGATCTCGCTCTTGTCAGTGATTGAGGGGGCACCAATCAAGATACGGGATTCAATCGGAAACGCGGCCTATGTCGATGAGCGTGAGAATCTTATCGAGCGAGCCGGTCTATCTCTGATCGCTGCGGAGAAGTCTAAGACGAGAGAAGCGGTAGGTAAGTTTATTGGTATTAAACAGAAAAGAGTGATTCTGATTGGCGATGAGTTGTCTGAACTTTCAGAGGCTATTCTCAATGCAGGTCTGACTAACTTGTCAAAGAACCCCCACTTCCAGATGATCGGGATGGCTAACCCCAACTCGCGGTTTGATGCTTTCGGGGTGTGGTCAGAACCAAAGAATGGGTGGGACTCAGTAGAGATCCAGAACGCAGATGAGTGGGATACGAAATGGGGTGGTAAGTATATCCGTCTCGATGGTGAGAGAAGCCCTAATATACTGCTAGGTGAGACTAAGTATCCTTGGCTGCCCACCGCATCTAAACTAGAGGAGGATAGGATATTATTAGGGCCAGAGTCACGGGGCTATATGCGAATGGTCAGGGCGATCTTTTTCGACAGTGACGAGACCACAGGCATATATGCGGAGTCTGAGTTATCCAACAGCGGAGCGATGGGCAAAGTAGACTGGGCCAACGCTCCAACAGTTGTGGCGGGTATTGACCCTGCTTTCACTAACGGGGGCGACCGGACCATCTTATCGATTGCAGAGGTGGGGTACGCGAGAAACGGCCAATACGTGTGCCAGTTTACGGAGATGATCCACCTCAACGATGATGCAACTAACAAGGCAGTGCCGCGCACATATCAGATTGTTAGTCAGATTATAGAGCACTGTAAGAAGCACAAGGTGTCGCCAGAGAATGTCGCGGTGGACTCCACTGGTGCGGGTGCTCCTTTCTGCGATGTCTTGGCAGGAGAGTGGTCGCCCAACTTCATGAGGGTAACGTTTGGTGGGAAGGCTTCCGACAAGCGCGTCTCTATGAACAGCCAGCTTACTGGTGAAGAACTCTACGTGAACCGTGTATCTGAGTTATGGTTTGTGGGCAAGGAACTTATGAGGACTAAACAGATCTATGGGATCAGCTCTGACCTTGCTCAGGAGATGTGCGCTAGGAACTACGACATGATTAAGACTGGTTCCTTGAAGGTGAAAATTGAATCCAAGATCGAGTTCAAGTCTAGGTTCGGTAGGAGTCCCGACTTGGCTGATGCCGCATTCCTTGCTCTTGACTGTGCTAGGCAGCGTTTGGGACTCGTGGCTGTTGATCCACCCAAAGACGAAAAGGGCGCAGGGTACAGGAAGCGGGTTACAATTAAGACTCTGGGACAGGCGCTCCAAAATAACGATAGCCATTTGCTGTCTTAAAAAGTCCTCCCCATTTACCCTTGGTACCATTCTTGAGAAGAATAGTACCAATATGATTTTACAAGAAACTTTTCAACCCGCTTCTGCAAATTTGTCGTTTAGCCCCGACATGTCAGCAGAATTGACAATATCCTTACAAAAAGGTAATTTATAGCCTGTGGCGTCTAAGCGATTTAAACGACTACCATCGGGTAGAATACAGTATATGGGGGAGACCTATGCTGGGTTTAATAAGCCTAAGAGAGCCCCCAAAGGATCGAAGAAAAAATTTGTAGTCTTAGGGAAGCAAGGGGACAAAATAAAAAAAGTTTCCTACGGGCACCGCGACTACAGCGACTTTAGAAAACACAAAGACCCCAAACGCCGCGCTAATTTTAGAGCACGACATAACTGCGCTACAGCGAAAGACAAAACGACCGCCCGTTACTGGGCTTGCAAACACCTTTGGTAATCATGTCATTATCTGCTTTAGAAAAACGTTTAGAAAAAGCTTACAACGAGCTCCCTGCGCGGCTTAATAGGTTACTAGAAGCCGATAAATCTCGTGGGGGAAGAATTGCCAGAGACCCACAGGCTGTAAAGCGTCTAGAGACCCGCTTACGTACTCGTATTACTGAAGATGTTTTAGATTTTGATCTTCCAAGAGCACAAGCGCGATCTAATAACTCGTTAGCCAGTAAGGAGGAAGCGAGCATGGTGGCTCCGGTTAGGAGAAAGCTCACTCAACGGGGCGTAGCTCGCGTCCCTTTTGTTGATGGCGAAATAAGGTCAGATGAAGCCGCAATTCAAGGGGATGCTTTAGAAGCTATTAGACAAATGAGGAGGGAGCAGGCAGAAGTTCCAGATTTTTATGGGAAGACAGACGCCGCGTCTCGCCGTCAGTTGTTTGAGTTTGCAAGAGCAGGGCTAGGTGAACAGACAGATTTTGATCTGCCCCGCGAGTTAGCAGAAAAATCTGGTGTTTCCGCAGATCAATTTAACAGGACAATGCGCCGTGAACTTTTTGATCAAGTAAAGCAAAGGGCACAAGCAAGAACCCTTAACCCTGAGCAATTCCAAGCCTTTAGAAAATCGGCTGAAGGTCTAGGTGTCACGGGTCAAATGTTTGACTCAACCTTCCAGAGAGAAGGAATTACTGCTGCGGTAGGGGCGGGAGACACTAAAGTGGACTCCGCTGATTTTGATCGGGCTATTGGTCAGGAGGATACTCCAGCAGCTACCCCCGCAGCTATGTCACCTGCTCCGGCGGTTGGAGGAGCTGCTGCCGTTGCAAGTGACTCCGCGCTACCCGCCGTAGAGCGTCAAGCTAGAGCAGCGATGAGCGTCCGCGAGGCCACAAGTGGGCTGGAAGCAATGGACCGAAGAGAAAGTGATGACTATGTTCTTGGGTCTGGTAGTGCATTAAGGGCAGGTAAGGCTTTTCAAACTGGCACAGCTTTGAGGCAAGCACCCAGAGAGTTAGGGACACGAGCTGGTGCTATAGATAGGGAGGCCCGTAAAGCCGCTGCGGACGGTGATAAAAAAACCGCTCAAGAATTAGGAGCAGCAGCAGCCGTTGAAAGATTAAATACCCCTAACATAGGAACTGGTGAGCAAAGCGACAGGGAGGAACTTTTGAGGAGGGAAGGGAGCAGGCTTAGGAGGCAGGCGTCCAATATAGTAGAGGCAGGCAGCCCGCGCTCTAAAATTAAGCAAAGCCCTAGAAACAGATAACCTACCAGCTAACATGGCCGAAGCCTTCGAGACTGACATCGCAGCCGACATAGCTGCTTCCAAGTTCACTAACTTCCCTGAGATGTCTAATCTCAGGGCTTCTGAACGTAGACAGCTAATTAATACTTTTGATAGGGAAGTCGCCCCTGCTCAAGATCGTCTACTGGATTTACGTCGGAACATAGCGCAGCTACAGACTCAAAACCTACAGTTTAAAAATCTACAGCTCCAGTATGAAGAGAGCCTGCGCCAGAGTGAGCAAAGAAGATTAGCCGAAGACCCAGTTAAGCTGAATGAGATTACCGAAGTATTATCTTCGGACAAGTCTGCGACTGAACAAAAAAAGGACTTACTTGCATGGGGGACAGCAAACGCGAACCTCCTGCTGAACAGCCCTCTTCTGGCTAAAACTCACAGCAATGCCATCCGTGAGACTGAGTTTGAGCAGTCGATGGACAACCAAGCACGAGCTGGCGTAAGGATGCTAGAAAATATTGTTCTTAATAGTTTGGTTAGTAACGGTGAGATGGGTCTCGCCCAAGAAATTGCTACTGGGCAACAGTCTTTCCAAGAGGGAGCCAGAAAGTTAGGTGAATTGGCTAAAGAGAAAGCAGCAGCATCTAGGCAAAGACAGGTAGAGGAAGTAAAAGAAAAAGATATAGCGGCCCTAAGAACAATCATTAGAGCACCTAAGTTCGAGGATACTCCAGAAGAAGAAATTGAAGCGCAACTCCGAATAATGCTAGATAAGAAAAGCCTTAGGGATTACGAGGACAAAGACTTTCAAGAGCAGAGAGACATCCTCGCAGATCAAGGCATTCCTACACGCAG